ATGCACTATCAGATTTAACAGAATTAGAAGCATTTGCGAAGAAAAAGTTTACTAAAGAGATACACAAGACAAAAGGCACAAAACCTAAAAAGACATCACCCGACTTTGAAGGACCAGAGCCTGATTTAGATGACTTTGACATTGATTAATATGATTAAACAGGTTAGAACAATTAGAGCGGAGAAATTAAATGGCTGATATTGATAAATCGTTACCTAATGTTAAACAAACATTAAATATTCCTAATCCAGAAGAAGTTCAGATAGAGGAAGAGAAAAAATTAATTGAACAACAAGAAGATAAACCTATCGACGTTCAAGAAAACGAAGATGGTAGTGTTGACGTTGATTTTGACCCTTCTATTGGAAGTGTGGAACAAGGTGATGACCATTTTGCAAATTTAGCAGAACTATTACCGGATGACGTTTTAGATCCTTTAGGAAATGAGCTTTTTAATAATTATACCGATTACAAAACATCAAGAAAAGATTGGGAACGATCTTATACATCAGGATTAGACTTATTAGGTTTTAATTATGATGATAGAACCGAACCTTTTAAAGGTGCTAGTGGTGCAACACACCCAGTGCTTGCGGAAGCGGTTACACAGTTTCAAGCTTTAGCTTATAAAGAATTATTACCTGCAGGTGGACCCGTACGAACACAAACGGTAGGATTTCCATCTCCAGACAAAGACCAACAAGCTATTCGTGTAAAAGATTACATGAACTATCAGATTACGGATCAAATGAAAGAATACGATGCAGAATTTGATCAAATGTTATTTTATTTACCTTTATCAGGGTCTGCTTTTAAAAAAGTTTACTATGATGAAATTATGCAACGAGCAGTTTCTAAATTTGTTCCTGCGGATGATTTAGTTGTTCCCTACACAGCAACTTCTTTAGATGATTGCGAATCTATTATTCATATGGTTCGTATGACTGAAAATGATTTAAGAAAACAACAAGTGGGAGGATTTTATAGAGATTTAGAATTAAATCCTTCTTATATGAATGAATCAGAATTAGAGAAAAAAGAAAGAGCCCTTGAAGGAACAACACGTGGAAGAGATGATCGTATGTATACACTTCTTGAATGTCACGTTGATTTAGATTTAGAAGGTTTTGAAGACGCCGGACAGGACGGCGAACCTACAGGAATTAAACTCCCTTACATTGTAACTTTAGAAGAAAACACAAGAAAAATATTATCAATTCGTAGAAATTATGAAATGGGAGACGCAAAGAAAAAGAAAATTCAATACTTTGTACATTTTAAATTTTTACCAGGATTAGGTTTTTATGGCTTTGGTTTAATACATATGATTGGCGGATTATCAAGAACAGCAACCGCTGCATTAAGACAACTTTTAGACGCAGGAACTTTATCGAATTTACCCGCAGGATTTAAAATGCGTGGAATAAAAATGAGAGATGAAGCACAACCTATTCAACCCGGTGAATTTAGAGACGTTGATGCACCTGGAGGAAATTTAAGAGATGCTTTCATGCCACTTCCTTTTAAGGAACCTTCTCAAACACTATTACAACTTATGGGGGTCGTAGTTTCTGCAGGACAAAGATTCGCTTCTATAGCGGACCTGCAAGTAGGTGATGGGAATCAACAAGCAGCAGTGGGTACGACCGTAGCTATGTTGGAGAGAGGTTCAAGAGTCATGTCAGCTATTCACAAAAGATTATATTCTGCTATGAGACAAGAATTTACTCTTCTAGCAAGAGTTTTTAAACTTTATCTACCACCCGTATATCCATACGATGTTGTTGGAGGCCAAAGGCAAGTTATGCAAACGGATTTTGACGACCGCGTAGATATTTTGCCAGTTGCAGATCCAAATATTTTTTCACAAACTCAGCGTATCTCCCTTGCGCAGACGGAATTGCAATTGGCAACCTCAAATCCAGAACTGCATAACCAATATGAAGTTTATAGAAATATGTATGAAGCCTTAGGTGTTAAAGATATTGATTTAATATTAAAAAAACCACCAAGACCCATGCCAAAAGACCCAGCATTAGAACATATTGACGCTTTAGGCGGAGTTAAGTTTCAAGCTTTTCCAGGACAAGACCATAGAGCACATATTACAGCCCATTTAAACTTTTTAGCTACAAATATGGTTAGAACAGCACCAATGGTTATGGGTGTTATTGAAAAAAATTGCTTAGAACACATTTCTTTAATGGCACAAGAGCAAGTTGAGCTAGAATTTAGAGATGAAATGCAACAATTAGCACAAATGCAGCAAATGATGCAAAATCCACAAGCTGCGCAGCAAAATCCACAGTTGCAACAACAAGCAACGTTCTTACAACAAAAAATTGATGCAAGAAAAGCTGTTTTAATCGCTGAAATGATGGAAGAGTTTATGAAAGAAGAAAAAGCAGTCACTTCTCAGTTTGATCATGACCCAATTGCTAAATTAAGAGCAAGAGAACTCGATATTAGAGCAATGGACAACGACGCCAAGAGAAAAGAAGCTGAACAAAAAATTAATCTAGACCGTATGAAGGCTATGATGAATCAACAAAATACGGAAGAAAAAATCGATCAAAACGAAGAATTAGCAGAATTAAGAGCTGATACTTCTCTTGAAAAACAAGAGATGGCTGTTGATTCGAGAGAAAAACTAGCTGCAATGAAACCTAGACCAAATGGGAGAAACTAATGATTGATAAGAGAGAGAAAAAAATACTTGATAAACACAGTAAACACCACAGCAAAAAGCATATGTCTCAAATGAAAAAAGATATGAAAAAAGGAACTAATTTTAAGAAAGCACATAATAAAGCTATGAAAAAGGTAGGAGTATAATATGGCCTGGTTTGGATTAGCTAAAATAGCATTACAAGCGGGAGGTAAAATTTATGCCAACCGTCAAAGAACGAAGATGGCAATGTCTGACGCACAGTTAATGCATGCACAGAAGATGGCCAGTGGCGAAGAACAATACCAGGGCAAATTGCTAGAAGCGAGACAAAACGACTACAAGGACGAAATCGTTCTTTGCATTTTGACACTTCCCATAATAATCCTTGCCTGGGGAGTCTGGACAGACGATCCGGCGGCCATGGACAAGATAAAGATCTTTTTTGATCATTTTTCGGCTTTACCCAAATGGTTTACCAATTTATGGATACTTGTATGTGCCAGTATATTTGGTATAAAGGGAACACAAATATTTAGAGGAGGTAAAAAATAATGGTTAGTAAATATATTAAAGCTGGAAATGCAGTGTATAATGCTGTAAAGCCTTTAGCTACAAATTTAGGAGCAAAATCGGTTACGAAAATGAAGGAACTTGCTTCAAAAGCAAAGCTAGAAGCGGCTAAATTTGACTTAAAGCAAACTAAAGTTAAACTAGCTAAAACATTTGAAAAATCAGATAAGGTTCTAAATAAACTTAAAACAACAGTTAGGAGAAACAGATAATGCCAGGAATAGAAATAAAAGGAAGAAGTAAAAGAGCAAACTACCGTGACGGTGGTAGAGTTAAATATGCAGCAGGAACACCGAAAGAACTTTCTGGTGGACAGAAAAAATTAGATAAAGACGGGGATGGAAAAATCTCTGGTAAAGATTTTGCTATGATGAATAAAGGTGGCAGAGTTAAAAAATCTATGGGCGGTGGACTATACGAAAACATTCATAAAAAAAGAGCTAGAATAGCAGCAGGCTCAGGAGAGACAATGGCTAAGGCTGGAGACTCTGGAAGACCTACAGCTAAAAATTTTACAGAATCAGCAAAGACAGCTAAAAAAACATAATGTTTTCTGTTATTGGAGTTAAAGGTGGAAAAACTGTCGGCATCGGCCGTGGTGGTAAAAATCTAATTGAGAAGAAGAAAAAAAATAGAGTAAATCTTAACCAAGGTGGTTATATCGGTAGCTCAATTAACTCTGAATACGATGGTGTTAAATTATCAAATCCATCATATAAGACATACTACAAAGGCATGCTTAAATGAGAATGTACTACAATGGCGGCGGTGCAGCTTGGACAAGAAAAGAAGGCCAATCAGAATCAGGTGGTTTAAATCAAAAAGGCAGAGATAGTTACAAAGGTGGTACATTAAAAGCACCAACAAAATCTAAGACAAGTTCAAGACGTAAATCATTTTGTGCAAGAATGGGTGGAATGAAAAAGAAATTAACATCATCAAAAACAGCTAATGATCCAGATTCAAGAATTAACAAAGCACTGAGAAAGTGGGACTGCTAGTGGATCCCTTAGTTATCGTTGCAAAGTTACAAAAAATTCTACAAGATAATCTTCAAAGAGTTGGTGATTCCATGATTAGTGGAGGTGTTGACAATATGGAGAAATACCAGTATATGTTAGGACAAGCGCGTGCATATCAGTACACGCTACAGGAAATCTCTAACCTGCTTAAACAGAAGGAGCAAAAAGATGAACAAGGAAACGTTATCGACATCGGACAAGGAACTACCAAAACATAAAAATGCTTTGGAAGAAAAGTACAAAGAAAAAGAACCTTTAAATCCCGACAATATCAAAGAACAAAAATCTCTGTTGCCTGATCCTAGCGGATGGCGACTTTTAGTCTTACCCTTTACACCAAAGGAAAAAACTAAAGGCGGAATTTTGATCGCACAAGAATCATTAGACAAATTACGTATCGCAAC